TGCAATACCAAACACTTGAGTCTGAACAGCAGTTGAGCTACCTGTCTTACAAACATCAGAATTATTTACAACAACTGATGGTGCGTTAGCTGTACTAGGGGTTGATGTAACTACAGTTGAACTTACTGTGTTTGTTTCTGCGTGAGTAGAATAACTAAATATTATTAAAATAGAAAAGAATACAAGAAATAGAATATTTTTCATTCTCCACAATTACACTCTTGTTCTTTAAAATTACAATCGCAAGGTTTCACAGTTTATCCATTTCTTCTTTTACTTTTGTCCATGTTAATTCTGAATGAGGACAAGTTGTTGTTGAAATCATTCCGCCATCAGAATCTTCGCCTGTTTTCCATTTTACTTTATTAAATTCAGATTCAGTTGTTATTTCTCCATTAAAAGCCATTTCTACATCTGCTTTTAACTTGCGAACTGCTATTAAAAATTTTGTTACATTATCCATTATGCTAATATCTCCATGAGTGTTATTATTGAAGGAACACTATCTGATTGAAACTGTGCTTGACCATTGTTTGATGTTGAATTTACAGCACCTCTTGTACTGTATGTGGTGGAACTCGTTGATGAAGGGCTGTCCAAATAATCAAATGAAGTTAAATGACCAAATTTAACCGAGCTTGAGCCACCAGCTTCAATCGCCGCAATATGATTTGACCAAGTAATTACACTTGTACTACCTCTCCTAAGTTCAAGTTTAGAATTACCACTATTTGTGTCTATGTTAGTTCTAGTATTTTGATTAATTATTACAAGAACTTTACTTGAACTGCTTGTTGGTGTTATAGAAGCCGATAACCCTGTATCAGCAAAGCTTGTACTAGCTACATTAGTAGTAGTAGTAGTTGTAGCTTGAATAACTTGTCCAATTTTACCACCACCAGCACCTGTGATTGTTCCTGTAAAAGCAAAATTATCATCTAGCTTTAGTCCTCTTGCTCTAGTTTTAATTAATGCCATTATTCACTCCACACACTATGAGTTAGATTTCCGTCATCATCTCTTGCCAATAATTCGTCATACTCACTTTCAGTTGTATATGTACTTGGAATATCACGCAATCCTTGTCGCCAATTTTTAAATGATGTTGAAAGATTTGTGCCTTGTTCTTTTGCACTTGTGACTTGCCAATCAGTTTCACTTAATTTTGTATTTCTTATTAGTCTTATTTGTGCAAGTTTTCTAGTTGCATTTCCATCATTCCATGCCTTTTCTTCAGTATCTCTTGCTGTTTCTTCTTCAGCAGTAAACTGCACTCGTACTCCATTTCCAAAATTATGATATCTAACCATTATGTAATCCCATATAATATAAATGTTCCAGCAGATATATTACCAGAACTAAATGTAAATTTAATATTATTTACTGCTGATGTTGTTCTTACAGCACCAGCACCAAATTCCATACTACCTTTATTATCAGAATTAACTTTAGCACCAGTATAATAGACTAACTTATAATGTGCTGTGTCTGAAAAATTTACTAATTGCATAGATAAAGCAGCTACTTCCCCTGTTCCTGTTCCATGATTAGTACCCCCAGCTATTTGTAATTGATTGTTTCCTGAGGTATTCCTAGATTTTATAGCATCATTACCCTCGTCAGTTGAAGTGCCTATATTTAATCTATCAACTGAGCCTGTTAAATAAGAACTTCCATTATCTGTACTAAATTCCATCATAAAAGGTTGATTATCTGATGCTGGTTGTAGATCAAAAATTTCAAGTGTGTATCTTTTATAAGTTGAAGTCAAATAAGTTGAATTAAATGTTACTGTTGAATCATCACTAGCTGTAATAGTATGAACTTTGACTAAAGTACCCCCAGCATCAGCAAAAGATAATTGACCAATGCCTGTTGTTCCAGAGCCACTTACACTTGCTACTTTTAAAAATTTATCAGCCGTTACATTTCCTGTTGGTAAAATTAATTCGTATGATTGACCTGCCGAGTGTGCAGGACTGGATAATTTTACTCCGTGGCTATTTTGTGAGCAGTTGAGCTGAATCGTGCCATTTTCTGAACTGCCATCGCCTTTAACAGTAAGACCTGGAGTAGAACTTGTGCTTATGAGATCAAGTTTGTTGTTCGTGATAGATGAATCTACAACTGTTGTTGCTGTTCCTACATCATTTACATTACCTAATACTAAAATAAAATCTATGACATCAGAACTTGTTAATGCACTAGCAAAAGTAAGTGTAGAACCAGATACAGTAAATGAAGATATGGGAGCCTGAATTGTCCCATTCAAACTTAAAATCATGTGGTTGGCACTTTGGGGTTCAAAGTTTACAGAATTACGTTGCATAGTATAACTAGCAGTTGCACTTGTTGTTATGCTATCAAGTAAGACGAAATCGCCTGATGTTGGGGTTTTACCTATATATGCCATTATCCCTCTAAAGTAGCCACTCTTGCTTTTAGAGCTGTATTTTCAGTTTCTAAAGCATCAATTTTTGATGATAATTCTTTTATTGCATTTATCATTGGATAAATAAAAGGCTCTTCTGAAATACTATGTATACCATCATTTGCCAATTCATAACCATTAAAAGTATCGTTACCCTCTGCTGTCATAGCCTCTTTGACTTCTTGTGCAATTATTCCATGTTGCAATTTATCTGTTTTTGGGTTTTTATCTTCAGCATCATAATAAGGAAAATCAGTAGGATATTCACTTGGTAATTTAAAATTATAAGTAACTGGTCTTAATCTATTTATAAAACTTAAACCAAGAGTTTCATCTTGAATATTTTTTTTCATTCTTTCATCTGAAGAATGTGTCCAGTTATTGTTTGATGTAAAATTATTGTAAACTCTATTACCATTTTTACCAAAAGTTAATGAATTACTTCCTGCTGATATTGGATTACCACTTCCTGTTAAAATTATTTCATCTGCGTTTCCTGAACCATAAGATTGATAACCTAAATATAAAGAATTAGCACCAGCACTAGAACCACCAGCTTGCCAACCGACTGCAACTGAATGACTTCCTTGAAGCCAACCTAAAGCATCTACTCCTATTGCAACAGCTTTACCAGCATTTGTTTGAGCATCTAAAGCACCACTTCCAATCGCTATATTTTGCTCTCCACCTTGCAAAGCTGATAAAGCATTATGTCCGATAGCAATTGTTTCATAACCTGTAGTTATTGCGTCTCCAGCATTATTACCTATACAAGTATTTTTTGTTCCTGAAGTCAAAGATGCAAAAACATCTTTACCTATTCCAATATTATCACTTGCACTTGATAAAGTACCTGTTGTTGGTGCTGACCCATCTGAGTCAGTTTGAAAAACTAAACTGTCAGCAAAATTTGTATCATCAACTTTTACATCAGTAAGTTCCCCTAAAGTAGACGCACCACCTCCTACATGACTTGCATCTAATCTTTTTAAAGTACCGTTATCACTTATTAAAAACTCGTCTGTGCTTGCTGGTGCTTCTGCTAATTCGGATAAACCTGTTATTATAGTTGGGTCTAAATGTTCTTCAGAAATTGAATTGTCAGCTATTTTATCAGCATTTATAATATCATTTGTAATATCACTTGCTGTTAAAGGAACTGAAGCTGGTTGTACTCCTATAAATCCCATATTATGTAATCTCTAATATACTTAATGTTGCGTCTATTTTTGCGGCTACTGAACAATCAATTTGTAAAACATCAGTTGCTTGCATAACTATTTTACCACCTGTCAAAACTTCAAGAGTAGAGTTAGCTGGTATTGTAACTGTAGAAATTAATTTTACGTTTTCATTTGTTTCTGTGTCTGAAGTATCTGATTGTATATTTACCGAGGCTGTTACTGATGTTGTGTGAACATTACATAATAACAAGCCAACAATAATTGTTTGAGTAGAACTAGGGCAAGTATAAACAGTTAGTGGCGTTCCTGCACTTGCTGGCATAGCCGCATTTGTTTTTAGTTTAAACGTGTTAGCCATTTATCTCTCCTATCCTAATGCGATTGCTAAAGCCGCCGCTTGAGGGTCAGTTTCAGAAATTGTTCCTGTTACTGACATTGTACTAGTTATTGCATTACTAGAAATGTTGATCTGAAACAACTCAATATTATCTGAACCATCATTTATTTTTACTTTAAGAACTCCACTTGTTCCGTTATCTACCCACATAGTCCCTGTAGTAACTGATGATGGTGCTGAACTTCCTATGTGCATAGAGTTCATAGCACCAAGAATATTATTTAATTCGGTTCTAAAAGCCGAAAATCCTTGATTTGCTAGACTTACATCAGATACTTGACTCATTAATTATCTCTTAAATTATTATGAAGAACTTTGCAACCCATAACCTTTTGCTAAATAATCAAAAGTTCTATCTACTGCTGAACCACTTGAATTAACAAAAGCGATTGTAAAACCACTTACAGTTTTTGATGTGATTGTAAAAACATCTCCAGTTGCCATATTTTGAGCCGCAATACCTAAAGATGGAACTGCATAAAAAGGATTTGTATAGGTTATAGTTTTAGAACCTGAACTTGTTGTTAAATTACTTTCAGCAAAAATTCTTTCTTCCATATTTAATTTAATTTGAATATTTTTTACATTACTTGATGTTTGGTCATCATCATTTGTTAATTTTAATCTAAATTTAGCAAATTTAAATTTAAAGGTAGCTGATTGAGTTATATCAACAAAATTAGTACAACCAGCAAGAGATGTAGTTGAAGTAGCAATTTGTACTCTGTGAAATGCGTGTATTTGTTCTGTGCCATCAAAAGGTGCTTTAGCTTCATCAAATAACAATGCACCTCGTCCACTATCAAACTTATCATAAGGGTTTTCAGCATCTAAAGTAATTGTAGGTTCAATATTACCATCATAAATTTGTGTAAGTGATAATGAATTACCAAAATTATAAAAACCTTTTGCATCTCTATTACTATTAAAAAATGTTGGATTTGATGTATTATCTGTTCCCCCTAAATCAAAATCTCCTGATGGACTATCAAAATTTCCTGAAGTATCATCAAAGTTTGTTACAGTATCAAGTGTGAGTATAACATCTCCACTATCATCAATCTTAACAGCTAAAGGAAAAGTTGCGTCCATTTGAGAAGAAGCATCTACTATATCTGGTGTCTCAGTAAAACTTGATACAAGTTGATAAGCCTGAATACCTGATATGTTTGTTGATACAATACTAGCCTCTGCTGAAGTATTACTATTTTTATCAACTGCTTTTATAAGATACGAACCTGTTCTAGCTGGAACTATTGCACTATCGCATTTTCTTCTTGGACATCTTACTAAGTTTGAAGAGTTTAGCCAATTCGCACCTGATAAAACATTTTGGTATCTTATTTCATAAAAAGAAATATCAAGATCAGATTGCTGACTAGGTGGTGTCCAAGTCAATTTCATATGATCTTGTCCGTGCATTTCAACAGCAAAATCTTCAACATTACTTGGTGCTTCTACTCCACCAACTATTGTTCTTGTAGCTGAAGTATAAGGGGAAGCTACTCCTAAGGTGTTTACTGCTCTTGCTCTAACATTATATAACTGACCATCAACAACATTAAGCATTTCATAGTTTAGTTGTATTCCTCTCCCAACTACCTTAAAATTTGTTTCCGTAGATTTTTTTGCCTCTACTTGATATTCTCTAACAAACTTATCAGTTGATGCACCGACTAAAATATTTAATCTAGTGATAACAATACCATCAGCATATTCAACAAGTTCATCAGAAAGAGTCAATGATGCTGGTGCTGTAATACTATTTGGATTTGCTAAAGTTGTATCAGGTATTGTTGGAACTGCTGATTGCGTTGCAAAGGTATAAAAACTATCTTGATGCTCTACTAAATTAAGATTTACAGTTTGATCTTTATTTAAAGTAACTCCAATAACCCTAAATGGTTTTGCTGAAAAAGATGGTGTTGCATGAGTTATTGATACTATATCTCCCACAATGAGGTTCATAGCTTCGCCACTTGTTTTTAAAGAAACTCGTAGACCATTTCTTGATCTTCTTAATATTACTTCTGCGTGTTCTTGAGCCTGATGAAAACTTGTTAATCCCTGTAGTGTGAATCTACCCTCCAATAGTTCTCCACCATCAGCAGTTTTCATAGTTGCGTGTTGATCTGCTGTAGCTAAACCACTATCATCATTTGGGGGGAAAGATGCTGTATTGTTTCTG